CTATTCGGCCAGCGTGGAGTACCGCTGGTAGCGGCGGGTGCGCGGCGCCCCGCACCCGGCCGGCGGTTCCGTGGGGCGGCCGGGTGCGGCGGCGACCCGCCGTTCAGCCGGGCGGTTAGAACTGCCGCGGGCGATCGGGGACAATCCCCGCTCCCCACCGGTCCCCGCCATGCCTGCCGTTCCCGCTTCCTACGCCGCTTCCGCCCGCCTCTCCGTCGCCCCGATGATGGACTGGACCGACCGCTAGACCCAATGAGGGCTCCGGCCGATCTGGTACTCCAATGGTGCACCCCGGCCCTCCCTTGGCGTTGCTCCCCCGTTACCTACGGGTTATGGACAGCCGTTAAGGTTGCTTATAATGTGCGGTTAATTTAGTCGGGGTCTGGGGGACAGGCTGGAATGGAGCGCCTGAGAGCGGAGTCCATCGTTGATGGGTTCTTAAACAACTGCAACATGGATTTGGGCCGAGCGCTGGCCGCGGATGTGCTCTCTATTGTCGGTCCCATGGCCCCGCCTTGGGACGACGTCGTGCGGCTCGCGATCGAGGAGCTGGCCGAGGCGCGGGACGATGATCCTGCCGCCGGCGCTGAGAAGCTGGCTGTCGTCCTCGAAACGACTGGCGGCTACATCGAGACGGTTGAGCGCATGGTTCGTGCGATGCGCCAGCACTACCAGGAAGTGATCTTCATCATTCCGAACTTCGCCTATAGCGCGGGTACGGTTCTCGCGCTATCCGGCGATGACATCTACATGGACTACCACTCGGTGCTGGGGCCGATCGACCCCCAGTACGGGGCTTCGAACGGCGAGTATGTGCCCGGAATGGGCTACCTGGCCAAGTACAAGGAGCTGGTGCAGACCATCAATGCAGCGCCTGATGCTGGCCACGTTCGGGCGGAGATCTCGTATCTCATTGAGAAGTTCGATCCGGCCAAGCTCTTTCACATCGAACAAGCGATCGAGCATTCAAAGTCGCTTCTGCGGGAGTGGCTGCCCCGCTACAAGTTCAAGAATTGGCATGCCAGGTCGACTTCCGGCGCGGCTGTCTCTGACGCCGACAAGCAGACCAGGGCCAACGAGATTGCCGAGGTCCTGGGTGACGCCCAGCGCTGGCATTCGCACGGTCGCGGCATCACGTGTGATGACCTTGGAAGTGAAGAGATCAAGCTAAAAATTAACAATTACGGAACGGACGCCGAACTCAAAAGGTCCATCCGCAACTATCACAACCTTTTGGTTGACTATATGGGCAAGCGAAGTTGGCCCGCAGCCATCCACACGAAGTTAGGCCTGCGGTCCTCATGATCAGGGTGACAATATGAATAGGTTGAACCAGCACGAAGAAACGCTCAGCAACATCCGTCGTATGGCTGATGGGCTAGGGGATCTTGGTCGTGAGCTGGAAGTGTCGGCCGAGGTTCGCAGCGTCGCTCGCGAGCTCAATCGGCAGGATCAAGCAGGAACCTATCGGCTGCCCTATACCAGCCGCCCTGACTTCATCGGTGATCGCTGGAACATGTGAGGCGACCCGGCGCAGCAGTAAGAAAGGGGCCTTCGGGCCCCTTTCTTGTTCCTCAGTTGTCGCGACGACCGCTCCATTGAGCCGCCATGGAGACCTAGCGTCGAAGCGTCTGCTCTGCGCGGCGCTGCCGCTAGGCTATCCCGCCGCTTCCCGTGCGCGTTGGCCATCCCACCACGCAGCGACGTCACGCGTGTCGTAAACGTCACCAGTTCGCGGAGGAAGAAGGCCCGCACTGTGCTTGTTCGCCATGGTCTTCATGGCCGCGTGCGGAAAGAACGCCTCGCGCAGCTGCTCGATCGTCATCGTGGGGCCGTACTTGCCGAAGAGCAGCCAGAAGGTGGAGTAGTCGTGGGCGGCGCTCATGCTGCCTTCCTGAACTTGTTGCGGAGCCATGCGGTCGCGCGGGCGATCGCGTCGTCGTCGATACAGGCGCGGAGCTTCCAGTGGTTCACCACCTGGTCGAGTTCGGCCATCAGGCGGATCTCCGGGATCAGGTCGTCCGTGTCGGCCGATTGCGTGGCGCGCGAGGAATCGATGGGAGGCGGGGCGGCCGCCTGGGGGCCATCCTGCTGCTGTCCCGGCTCCTTCACGTCCGCCGGCTCGACGGGCGATGCGTGGGGCGGTGACGCGCTCACCGTCGAGCACATACTTACCTTCGCGATCGGCGCCTTCGGCTCCTGCGTCTTCGCCTTGGCGCCGAGCCGGTAGCGGACCCAGCGGGTATGCCCCATGGCTTCGATCATCCCCGTGTCGCGCAGCTGCCGGATGGCCTCCTTCCAGTTTTCGGGGCGGCGCGGGTTGATCGCCTCGCGCAGCACTCCGGAGGGCGTCCAGCCGGTCCGCGAGGCCAAGGCCTTGAGGATCTGATTGGCGACCATGGTGGCGGTCTCCTTGGGCGGCTCCTGCTTGGCCGCCACTGGGCCAAGGGCCGGCGCTGGGGGCGTGCCCAGCGGCATCCCGGTGAGAGGAGGGCGAGGGACGCTCATGCCTGGGTCGCCTTCTTCTTGGACGTCTTCTTCGCGCCCTTGGCGCCCGCCTTCCTGGTCGGCGCGATCTTCTTCTTCGCGGCGGCCTTCGTGGCCTTCTTCGGCGCCTTGTCCTTCACCGGCTTGGCTGCCTTTGCGGGCTTCTCTGCCTTGGCGACGTCGGCCGCGGCCTTCTTGCCGTAGCTGGGGCCGCGCAGCGGCTTCGGCAGCCAGCCGGTGCCGGCCAGCAGCTTGGCGGCGGTGGCCACGCGGTCGGCCTTCTTGAGGCCCCTCAGCTGCGCGGCAGCCTCCTTCCCGCGCGCCTCGATCACGGCCTCGGCGACCAGGTCGGCATGGATGCGGCCGAGGAAGTCGTCGGTGGTCGGATTCCAGTGGTCGGCCATGTTGTAGCCGGTGACGGCGTGGATCGCCGCCACGCCCTCATGCCCAGTCTCGCTGCCGGTGGTGCCGTTGAAGTGGGCGACCACGAGGGCAGCCTGCAGTTCAAGACGCCACGCATCGGTCTGCTGCAGCAGGAACTGCAGCGTGCCCTTCTTCGGCACCTGGTCAATGATCTGCAGGCGTGCGGCGATCGCAGCGCGCAGCGCCTCGTGGATCTCGGCGCTGCCGTCCTGCAGGTGGTTGACTCCCGCAAGGCTGAGCGAGAGGCCGTTGTTGCCGAAGCGGTCCAGGCAGTGCGAGTTCAGCATCTGCTCCAGCAGCACGCAGTGGGCAAGCGTGGGGTCTTTGGCAAGCTGCGCCGCTGCGGCCGCGCTGCGGTGCACGGAGAGGGTGCGGCGCACGGCCTCGGACAGATCGGGCTTGCGGGTCCGTGCATCGGCGGCGCTGGGCGCCTGCGGGTCGCCCTTGATCTTGCCGGACTTCGCTACGCTCTGGCCCGGCCGCAGCCGGCCGTCGCAGATCTCCAGCGTCCCGCCATGACCCACGGTGAGCAGGACGCCGGCGACGGCCTTGATGGAGGCCGGCCACACGGCCCTGGCGCTATCCTCGATCTCGTCGCGCTCGATCGTGAGGTTGTCGTACTCGGCGTCGAGGTCTTCGCGCTCGCCAGCGGACAACGTGCTGTCGTCGATGGCATCGATCTCGCGGAGTCGCGCGTCGATCGCCTCGATGCGTTCCGCGTGCGCCGGGTCGGAGTACTCCCGGTCATCCGGCTGCGGAAGCTGCGGGTATTGGGCCTTGACGTCGTATGAGAGGTCGAGCACGGGTTCCGCCCACGACCAGCCAGCGGCCCTCAGCTTCTCGGCTTCCGCCTCCAGCTTGTCCATCGCCAGCTTGTCCACCAGCGCCGGGTCGGCGAGCCATGCCTGCGTGCTGAAGAGGTCCTGGACCACTTCACCGCCTGCCGCGCGGTACGCCTCGATGCCAACGAAGCGTGCGAGCCGCGAGTTGCTGGGCACCTTCTCGCGCATGATGAACTCGCGCAGGCTGCGGGCGCCGCGGTTCCAGGGATCGAGGGCGGAGTACCACGCCTGGCGCTGAAGCTCGTGGTTGTCGGTCGTCGCCAGCGCCTGCAGCTGTTCCAGGTTCATCTCGTCGTCGCGGTACATCTGCAGGAACTCGGGGCGCACCCGGGCCAGGCGCAGGCGCTGGCGGACGAAGATCTCGGTGACGCCGAAGCGCGCGGCCACCTCGGTGATGGAGCGGCCCGCGTCGACGAGCGCCTTGAACGCTTCGAACTGATCGGCTGGGTGCATGGCCTCGCGGATCGTGTTCTCGGCGAGGCTGGCTTCGCCGGCGACATCGGCCGGCACCACCTGACACGGCACGGCCGCGAGGGCTTCCGGCAGCCGACCGTCCTGATCGAGCAGCTGCAGGGCGCGGAGGCGGCGACCGCCGGCCTCGACCTCGTACAGGCCGTCGTTGGCCGCGGTCACGACGAGGTTCTGGAGCAGGCCCTCGGCCGCGATGCTGGCGGCGAGTTCGTCGATCGCCTGGCCACCGGTCTTGCGGGCGTTGCGGGGTGAGATGCGCAGCTGCGCCAGCGGGATGTGCTGGATGTTGGCCATGGGCGGGCTACTCCGTGTCGGTCTGGTTGACGGGGGTGAACACGCCCGCTTCGGCGGCAGCCTGGGCGTAGGGGATGACGCGTAGGCCGCCGTGGTCGGAGCGCCCGCGGAGGTCGACGCTGGTGAGGATCAGCGTGTCGGTGGCCACGCCCGGCGGCAGGGCGAAGGGGTTCTGGTCGTCGAGGATCCTGGCCAGGCCGAAGTGCCTGGCGATCGACACCGCGTTGAGCGTCTTCCCGCACCCGGCTGGGCCGAAGACGATGATGGACTCGTGCATGGTGGTCGGTTCCTTCGCCGCCGCGGCGCGGCTGGCGTTGTGGAGACGGATCCGCATCAGCAGGTCCGTCGGGCAAAGGTGGTCGGGCAGGTCGTGCAGGGCGCGCTCGGCTTCCTGGAGGAGGCGGTCGGCGCGGCGGAGGCGGCGGTGCAGCTGGCGAACCGGCCGGTCGGGCCGTTCCGTCATGCGGGCGCCGCGCTCGCTCGTCGGCGGCCGGCCTTTCGGTTGCGCTGGGCCAGCTGGTGCGCGAACTCACGGAAGTCGCGGTCCTCGCGCAGCTCGGTGTTCCCGGTCAGCACCTCGATGGTGTTGCCGCGCTGGCGGAACGCCTCGACATCGGCGGCCAGGCGCTGCCGCTCGGCCTCCTTGGCGGCGATGCTGGTGGCGTGGATGGAGACGGGGGTGGGGCGGTCAGACATGGGGCTGCTCCAGCTCATTGCAGTACTGCGCCTTGCGCCCTTCGCCGCAGCGGACCAGGGAGAGGCAGTACTCGTCGGATACGTGGGTGTTGCCGGCCTGCAGGGCGTACTGCCCGTTGCGCCAGGCGGCGGCGAGGGTGATGTCGTGCTGCTCCATCAGCCGGTAGATGCGCTGCCCGATCTCGCCGCTGAAATCCGGCGTGACGGTGCGGCGGGTGCGGTGCGACTCGATCAGCACCTCGTAGCCGTCGGCGGTCTGCACGTACACCTGGCCGCGCTTGCCCTTCCACACGACCCACAGCGTGGCGCCGCGCTTCAACAGCAGGGCGTCCAGGTCGTTGAGGAAGTCGCGGGCGAAGAGCGCGGCGGCAGCGCGCTCGATCAGCGCGTGCTTGCCACTCCGGCGCGGCCGCGCCTTGGCGCGACGGGCGCGGTAGCGCGCGCGGGCGGCGTCGAGCTGGGCTTGCAGGCTCATGCGATCGCCCGCCCGTGCACGTGGTACAGCAGGTCCAGCAGCTCGCGGGGCGCGTTCTGCATGCGGCGCAGCGCGGCCTCGGCCTGGTCCACGATGCCGCGCAGGCGGCTATCGTCGCCGTCGCCGGCGCCCAGGCCGCTGGGCAGCACGCCGCAGGCGGCCGCCAGCTCGGCCACCTCGCCTGCGGACAGCTCGCTGACGATCTCGTCGATGTCGACGTCGACGTAGGTGTCGACGGGGATGCTGATGCGGCGGCGCAGGCTCATGCTGCACCCGCCTTCGCCTTCTCCGCGGCGACCAGCTGCTCCGCCGCGGCGATGCCGCGGGCGTTGAGCGTGATGGTGGTGGGGAACTCGGGCTCGTCCAGCGTGACCAGCCCGGCCTCGTCCAGGCGGTTGATCGTGCGGCGGGTGAACGCCTGGTACTGCACCGGTCCGCTCTTGCGGATAGTGCTGTCGTACGCGATGTAGCCACCGGGGCCGCGCTTGAGGGTGCGGCTGGGCGTGTTGTACGCGGCCACCACCGCGGCGCGCATCATCGGTTGCAGGTGCATGCGGGTTGCTCCAGTCAGGCCGCCAGCGCCGCGGCAGCGAACTGCTCGCGGGCACGGCGGAGTTGGGACAGGGGGATGCGGTAGGCGCCGCTCGGGTCGGTCCAGCGGGATTCGGCGATGGCGCGGCTGGGGTGCGGCACGGTGGCCACCTGGCAGCGGCAGCACTCGATGTGCCACGTGACCGGCACGGCGCCACCCAGGCGGTGGCTGGCCGGGGCGCCGTGGGTGCGCACCAGGTGCGGGTGGTGGCCCGGCACGGCGCAGCCGGGAATCGATGCGGGTAGCGGCTCGGCAACCTGGTACATCAGGCCACCTCGCTGCGGTAGATGGCCGACTCGCTGACCAGGTCGGCGTTGCCGCGCAGGATGCCGTCGTTGGCCGCCGCGGCCTGGTGGACCAGCTCGGCCTCGTTCATGGCGCGGATCGCCACCACGCAGTCGCCCATCTCGTCGATGCAGGCCTGCTTGATGTCGTGCCACATGGCCGCCTCGATCGGCAGGCCGGCGAGGTCGGCGATCCGCTGCCGGCGCCAAGCCAGTTCGTGTGCCATCTGCGCGGCGGTCGCCCGCTCCAGGGGCGTGGCTTCAAGCTCGCTCATCGGGTTACCTCGGTGGTGATGCGCACGCCCCGGCGCTCGAGCCACAGGACGGCGCGGCGCAGGTGGGTGCGGTGGTGGAAGCGGAAGGCCTGGCCGCCGACCAGCAGCTGGTTGCCGCGGGTGCGGACGCCGGTACGCCGGGCGGCCACGCCGATCTCCAGCGGGGCCCTGGCCTCGGCCTTCGGGTACAGGCCGGCCCAGACGATGTGCCGCTGCGCCTGCAGGCACAGCACGGCGGCGCCGCGGCCGGTGGGGATATGGGTCAGGGCCAGGCTCACCAGCGGGCCCTCCAGTGCGGACGCGGGAGGTCGCGGGAGCCGCGGACCAAGGCGATGACGGCCAGCACCAGCACCACGTAGCCGGCGGCCAGGCATGCGTGCAGGTAGCTCATGGCGCCTCCGGAGTGGCGGCCTGGCGAGCACTGGCCACGTACTCGCTGGCGGCGCGGCGCACCGTGGCGTCCAGCGACTCACCGCGCACGCGGGCGATGACCACCAGTGCGTCGTACAGATCGGTCGGCAGGCGGACGCGCACGCGCGTCTTGAGGCGGCGGGAGCGGGTGGACTCGGTCACGCCGCACCGCCCGCCCAGCCGCTGGCCGGGTAGTCGCGCAGGGTGCTGTTGGCCAGCGCCACGGCGGCGCCGCTGGAGCGCCCGGCCCGCATTTCCTCCAGCAGGGTCTGCAGGGCCAGCCTGCGCCGCTCCGGCGTGCAACCCAGCTGGCGGGCGCGCTGGCGCACGGCGTCCAGCCCCGCGTGGAACCGGCGCACGTCCGAGGGGAGGTGGACGACGGTGCTCACCGGCGGTCCTCCACAGCGGCGTCGTTGGAGCGCAGCCAGTCGCACACGCGGCTGGCGATGTCCACCGACAGGTTGACGGAGGCGTCGCCGAACAGCAGGCAGTCGTCCTCCATGCGCAGCACGGGAGCGCCGGATCGACCCATGGCGACCACGGTGCGGCCAGCCGCGCGCAGGTAGGCAAAGGCGCCCCAGGGCGAAGTCGACACCATCAACTCCAGGCCATTGGGCATCTGGAATCGGGTGCTGGCGAACCGCCCGCCCTGGCGCGCCTCCTGGCTGAGCGCCGCGGCATCGGCCTCGCGAGCGGCGCTGTGGCGCTTCAGGCGCACAGCGCGGCGCTCCAGGCAGCGGTGGTTCTCGCCGCCGCTGTGTTGGCGCAGGGCCTCGGCGTGGGTGTGGTCGGCGCGGCTGCTGGCGTGCAGGCAGCGAGTGGCCGCATGCGGCAGGGGTTCGTGCTCGAGGGGCTGGTGGCCGCTGGTGTCGAACATGGCGCTCTCCTGGTGGAAGGAGGGCGCCGGCGGGTCACGCTGGCCTGGGGAGGGGCCGTCAACCGGTCAGGGGATGGACCGGCGGCGCCCCGCCGGTCGCCCGCCAGCCGGGGGAGTGGCTGGCGGAGGAACCTTAAGCGGCCTTAAGCGAGGAAGTCAAGCGCCCTTAAGTTTGGACCCCGGAGGGCGGCTTGGATACGCTTTCCGCTGGTCGGGGCACGGGGGAGGACGCTATGCGGATGGCACTGGTGGCGGCGCTGGTATGCGCTCTAGCGGGTTGCGTAACGATGGAAGGGGGCGCCGCCTTCGACGCGGGGGCCGCCGCGCGCTTCGAGCCAGGTGTGGCCACGCGCGCGCAGGTGGAAGCTGCGCTGGGCCCGGCCGCCAGCATCACCCAGGCTGCAGATGGCTCCACGGTCCTGGCCTACTCGCACATCGTGAGCAAGGCGAACGGCTTCACGGGGAAGGCAGCTGCCCAGGGGCACAGCGCGGTGTTCGTGTTCGACCGCGCTGGCGTGCTCGTCAGGAAAAACATCAGTAGCCCTACCGCGACGACGCGGTAAGCCCGCTCAGCGGGCGGCAGGCATGTCGGGCGGGTCGCAGCCGTCCTGGACGCAGTTCTCCAGCATGACCATGCGGCTATGGAGTGCGTCGAGCTGCTCATCGCTCAGGCAGCGGATGCTGGCTGCCCCGAAGCGATCCAGTTGGTGCTGGAGGTCTTGGATCCACCCGTAGGTGCAGGCGATGCGGTTGATGTTGCGGACCTTGCGCGCGTAGTCGCTGTCCTCTACGGGGGGCAGCGGGTCGTTGGCCGCGTAGTGCTGATAGCGGCGCCATGCATCCACTTCCAGGTCACTCGGAGGCGCTTGCATGGCCACGGATTCCTGGATGATCTGGCGCAGCCGGGTGACCCGCGCCTGCAGGTCGACATCGTGCATTCAACTCCCCCTTGCGGCTAGGCCGCAGCTGACACGACGAAGCGCAGCACCTTCGCCTTCGGCAGTCCCTCCTGCAGGAGCTCCATCGCCAGCATCGCCAGTTCGGCCCGCTTGGAGGGTGGCAACGTGCGGCCGCGCTCGCGGAGTGCGTCGTCTGCCTCGGTTGCCAGCTGAATCGCCAGCGTGAGGGTCTCGCGTTTCAATTCCTGCGACCCGTACTCGGCGCCCGGCTCGTGAACCTTTGCCGCCTTTGGCGCTTCGCCAGTCAGGAGGTACTGGGGGTCGATCTCCAGCGCGTTGGCGATGTTGAACAACTGCATGGCCTTCACGTGGGCCAGCTGCACGTTGTCGTTGAGCCAATTGCTGATCGTGGCCTCGGTGGTCTTGGCCCGGCGGGCCAGTTCGGCCGCGTGCATCGACCGTTCGGCCATCCGGTGCGCCAAGCGCTGCCCGAGAGTCGTGGGGGCGGGGGTGGGGTGGGGCATAGCCATAAGGCAGCTTAAGTTTTGCGGCCTCACGCGGGCTTGACTCCGGCCTTAAGCGTTCTTAAGCTCCGGGGCCCATGACCCAGATCACGAAGCGCCAACTCCGGGAGGCCCTTGGTCCCAAGACCAGGGACGTGACCATTGCGTCGTTCTTCGGCATCACGCAGGCGGCGGTGTCCCAGTGGGGGGAGGACGACCCGATCCCCGAAATGCGGGCGCTGCAGGCCATCCAGAAGCGGCCGGACCTCTTCGGGCCGAATGCCCGAGCCGCCGCGAACGCGCCAGCCCACGAGGGGGATTCCCATGCCGCATAGCCGCCGGTCACGGGCCCGCACGGTCGTCCCTCTGGACCCGCGCCTGGGCAACAGCGAGGTCGCCGTCCTGCTGGAGGCGCCGCGTCTGGAAGGCGAGGAAGTCGAAGACCTGGTGCTGACCAGCGACCAGTGGGCCGCGCTTCTCGCCGCCCGCCGCCGCGCCGGCCGGCCGCTGCACTTCGTGGAGGTCCCAGCCTGATGGACCTGCAGCGCACGTTCCCCAGTGGCGTCCTGGCGCTTTCGTATCAGCCCGCGGTGGCTGCGTCAGTGCGACTGGTGCTGGCCAAGGCCCTCCTTCAGGAGGAACTCCCGCAGACTGGTCGCGTCGGTCGCGGTCATGGTGAAGGCCAGCCAGCCGATGCCCTCGTTGCGGAGCCAGAACCGGAGGCCGCCGTTGGCTAGCTTCCGGATGGCGAACTTCGTCTCGTCCTGCACCAGGATGTCCCGCGGGTGCATTTCCGTCGGCGGGCTCAACGGCACCGCCGGCCCCGTCGCGGCGCGGGCCTGTGCCAGCTGCCCGATGATCTCTTCCAGCTCGGTGGCGGAGAACTCGCCCTCGAGGCTGATGCGCACTTTCCCCTGTTCCATGCCGGTCCCCGGTAGTGGTGGTGTGGTCGCACGCCCATCCTACCGGCAGGCCGGCGCCCAGCGGGCCGAAGAAGATGGCGGCGACCTCCTCGGTGCCGCGGCGCACGTCGACCCGGCGCAGGACGCCGAGGGCAGGGCGGGGTGTGGTCGTTTCCATGTGCCGAGCGTGCACGCCGTCCGCGCGCAGCACCACGTTCGCGGAGGTGCCCGGTGAACGTTGCCGACGCGGTTCGTGCCGTGGTGCGCGACTACCCCGGCGGGGCGGAGGCGCTCGCCGTGCGCCTGGGCATGCCGGGTGCGGTCCTGCGCAGCAAGATCAACACCCGGTGCACCACGCACCACCTGCGCCTCGACGAGGCGGTGGCCATCTCCGAGCTGACCGGCGATCCCCGGATCCTGCGTGCCTTCGCCGCGGAGACGGGGCGCATCGTGCTGGACGCGCCGTGCGAAGCGGACGGCGAGCCCAGCGACATGGCGGTGCTGGAACTGGTCGCCGCGGTGTGGGCCGGCCACGGCGAGCTGGGCGGGGTGATCCACCGCGCCCTGGCGGACGGCGTGCTCACCGCCGCCGAGTACGAGCTGATCAAGGAAGCCACGGCCAACACGCAGACCCGGCTCGCTTCGCTGCTGCGGCGCCTGGCTGGGATGGTCGAGCCGGTGCAGCCCGGGGTGGAGGCTTGATCCGCCATGCCCAGGGACACGCGCTGGATGTATCCACGCCCGCGTCCCACCCCGGCCGCGCTACGGGCAATGGCTGCCATCGCCGAGGCGCTCGATTCGCCGCCGGCCAATCGGTCGTCGGAAGACATGCTCGCCGAGCTCGAGGCGCGGCGACTCCAGGACGAAGCGCGGCGCTCCGCGCAGGGTGTGTTCCGTTTCGAGGGCACCGGCTGACCATGCAACTCGGGCAGGGGAATCCCCGCACCCCTGGGGTAGAGGGATGTGGGACGGCGGCGGCGGCAGGGAGCGTTTCAGTAACCCTGCGTCGTCGCGGGGCATGGCCCCACCGGGCATGGGTCCTCCCTGGGCAGGGCGGCATGCGGGTAGCACGGCCGCAATCCCCGGGTAGTCAGTGGGCCGCGGGGTTACTGAAATGATCGCGTCCAACCACGACGACGTCCTGCGCCAGCTGCTCGACGCCGGCCTGATCATCCCGCCGGGCGAGGGCCTGCGCGTCGGCACCCCGAAGCCTGTGCGCGTTCGCGTCCAGGACGGCGGCCGCGAGAAGCGCGGGTGGTACCTGCTCAAGGAGTGGAGCCCGAACGTCGACCGGCTGCTGATCGTCGGTAGCTACGGCATCTGGCGCGGCAACGACAACGGCGCGCAGAAGATCGCGCTGCCGAAGGACGACACCGGCCGCATCACGGACGAGCAGCGGGCGGCGATGAAGCGCGTGTGGCAGGAGGCGAACCGCCTTGCCGAGCAGCAGCGCCGCGCCGAGGCGGAGGCCGCGGCGGCGCACGCGGCGCGCGTGTGGGATCGGCTGCAGCGCGACGGCGACTCGCCGTACCTTGCCGCCAAGGGCGTGGGCGCCTACGACGTGCGCTTCACGGAGCACGGCACCGCGGTCGTCCCGCTGACCGACACCGCCGGCAAGATCCACGGCCTGCAGTTCCTGCGCACGCCCGCCCAGGCGAAGCAGGGCAAGCGGCCGGTGAAGGAGTTCTGGCCGGCCGGCCTGGCCAAGAAGGGGCACTTCCACCTGTTGGGCCACCAGCCGCACTGGATCGTCCTGGTCGCGGAGGGCTACGCCACCGCGGCCAGCCTGCACGCGGCCACCGGCTACCCCGTGGCGTGTGCCTTCGACGCTGGCAACCTGGCGCCGGTGGCCGAGGCCCTGCGCAAGCGGTTCAAGCGCGCGAAGATCCTGATCTGCGCCGACGACGACACGCTGGGCAAGTGCAAGAACCCGGAGTGCCGTGCGCGCATCGTCCTGCCGCTGCACCCGAAGGATTGCCCGGAGTGCGGCCACCCGCACGGCTACCGCAACAGCGGTGTCGAAGGCGCCAGTGCCGCGGCGATCGCCGTTGGCGGCGAGTGGATCCTGCCGCGGTTCTCCGCGGAGGACGACCGCCAGGCGCGGTGGCTCGAGGACGGCCGCAAGCTCACCGACTTCAACGACCTCCACGCCGTGGAGGGCCTGGCCGCCGTGGGCGCCCAGGTCACCGCCCGCCTCTCGGAGCTCCGTTGGGCGGCACCGGCGCTGCGCGCCGTTTCCTCCTCCACATCAGGGGGGCGGGGCGCGCCGCTGCGGCCGCTGCAAAGCGTCGACGAACTGCTGAAGCGCTACGCGCTCGTGTACGGCGGCAACGGCGCCGTGTTCGATCGGCAGGAACACTGCCTGCTGCCGCTGGGCGACGTGCGCAACGCCTGCATCCGGCAGGACGTGCACAAGGCCTGGATGGAACACCCGGACCGGGTGCTGGTGCGACAGTCGGAGGTCGGCTTCGACCCGGCCGGCGAGGATCCCAACATCACCTGCAACCTGTGGGGCGGCTGGCCGTCGGAGCCGAAGCCCGGCAAGTGCGATCGCATCCTCGGCCTGCTGGAGTACATGTGCAGCGGCGAGAAGAACAGCCGCGAGCTCTACACCTGGATCCTGAAGTGGTGCGCGTACCCGATCCAGCACCCGGGCGCCAAGATGAAGACGACCGTGGTCGTCCACGGTGGCCAAGGCCTCGGCAAGAACCTGTTCTTCGAAGCCGTGATGGCCATCTACGGACCGTACGGCCGGATCCTCGACCAGGACGCGCTGGTCGACAAGCACAACGACTGGGCCAGCCGCAAGCTGTTCCTGATCGCCGACGAGGTGGTGGCCAGCGCGCATCGCTTCGAACACAAGAACAAGCTCAAGACTTTGATCACCGGCACGATGATCCGCATCAACCCGAAGCACATCGCCGCGTATGACGAGGCCAACCACTGCAACCTGGTCTTCCTGTCGAACGAATCGATGCCGGTGGTGCTCGAGGAAGACGACCGCCGGCACTGCGTGCTGTGGATGGCCCAGCCCAAGCCCGAGGAGTACTACAAGGCCGTGGCGCAGGAAATGCGCGAGGGCGGCATCGCCGCGCTGCATGACTACCTGCTGCACCTGGACCTCGGCGACTTCAACCCGCACACCAAGCCACCGGCGTCGGAGGCAAAGCGCGACCTGACCGCGCTGGCCCAGGACAGCCCGGTGGACTTCATCGATGCGCTGGTCGAGGGCGACCTGGCGCCGCTGCGCAACCAGCCGGGCCTGACCATGGACTGGTTCCGCGTCTACCAGCACTGGTGCGTGAAGACTGGCGTGAAGCCGGCCTCCATGAAGCGCTTCGTCGACACGATCAAGCGCCGGCGCTCGATCGCCGCGTCCCGTGAGCGCTACCGGTGGATGGCCAGCATCGCCAACCCGGCCTCGGTGCTCCTGTTCGGCTTCCAGCCGCCGGAGGGCCAGTCCATGTCGACCTGGCTGGGCGAAAGCATCGAGAAGATGAAGGAGGCGATGTACGCCTACCTCAACGGCGCGCAACCCGGCGCCAACGAGGACTTCGGGGGTGATCCATGACCCGGTGTGCGGGATGTGCGGCATCGTGGGCGGGATCGTGTGCGGGCACGAAGCCTTGTGCCGCAAGGCTTGTGCGGGATGTGCGGGGTTATCGCGCGCCCGCGTGCGTGCGAGGGAACGGCCCTGCACCCGTGAGCGCGCCCGCGCGCGCACACGTGGACACACCCCGCACATGCCGCACATCCCGCACAGACGCAGGCGCGGCGCGGGTTTCCGCGTGCCGCATCCCGCACACGACCCCGCACGCGATCCCGCACAGCGCCGCTTCGCGTGCGCGCGCACCCATCTTCAGTTCAAGCCATCGGAAAAAAGGGGAGGGGAAGGTTTCGCATGGTTGAGCCGCAGCCCGCACCGGAGACCCTGGGCCTGCGCGAGTTCGCGGACCTCCTGGGGGTATCTCCCTCCTACGTCACCCAGCTCAAGCGCGAGGGCCGCCTGGTGCTGACGGAGGACGGCAAGCGCGTCCGGGTCGCCGAGTCGCAGCGCCTGATCGCCGACACCCGCAGCCCGACCAAGGCCGGCGTCGCTGCGCGCCACGCGGCCGCGCGCGGCGCCACCGTGCCCGGAGGCGGCGAGGAGGGCGAGGATGGCGAAGGCGGCGCGGGCACCGCGTCCGGTGCCCGCTCGGCGATCGAGGAAGCGCTCTCCACTCGCCGTGCCCGCGCCCAGGCCGAGCGCGAGGAGGCGCTGGCCCGCAAGGCCCTGCGCGACGAGCAGATCGAGCTCGGGCAGCTGGTCCCGGCCGACCAGGTGGCCGAGGTCGTGGCCGATGCCACTACCGCCCTGCGCACGGCCCTGGAGAATCTCCCCGCCACGATCGCGCCGCAGTTGGCCGCCGAGCCGGACGAGGACCGGGTGCGCGTCATGCTGTCGGACGCCCTCGAGCACATGCTGGAGGACCTGGCCCGCCGCTTCGCCTCCATCGGGAAGCCCAAGGCATGAACGCTGCCGCACCGAACGCCGCCGGCTACGCCGACGCCCGCACCATCGTCGCCCAGGCGATCGCCCGCGCGATCGCGCCGCGCAAGCCGATGCGCGTAAGCGAGTGGGCCGAGCGCCATCGCGTGCTCTCGCAAAAGGGCAGCTCCACGCCCGGCCGCTGGCGCAACGACCGCAACCCGCTGCAGGTCGAGCCGATGGACTGCTTCTCCGCGCGCAGCCCGGTGCACGACGTCGTCTGCCTGTTCCCCATCCAGTTCGGCAAGTCGGAGCTGGAGTCGAACATCCTCGGCTACAGCATGTGCGAGAACCCGGGGCCGATCATGGTCGCGCTGCCGGGCGAGGTCTCCCTGAACAAGTGGGTGGACCAGAAGCTCAACCCGATGCTGGAGGAGACGCCGGCGATCCAGCGCGTGCTCACCAGTGTGGCCAGCAGGGAGTCGAGCAACCGCCGCTTCTTCAAGGACTTCCTCGGCGGCCAGCTGTACATCGAGCACGCCGGCAACCCGACCCGCCTGAAGTCCACCTCGGTGAAGCTGCTTCTGGTCGACGAGTTCTCCTCCTTCGCCAACCAGCTGCGCGGCGGCGACGACCCGGATGCCATGCTCGATGGTCGCACCTCGGCGTTCCCAACCGGTTACAAGCGCCTCAAGGTGGGCACGCCGGACACCCTCGGCACCTGCCGCCTGACCATGCTCTGGGACAAGTCGGACCAGCGCCAGTGGCACGTGCCGTGCCCGCACTGCGGCCACGAGCAGCCGCTGGAGTGGTCCGGCCTGCAGTGGACGCCGGACGCGACGCACTGCTGGTACTGCTGCCGCGAGTGCGGCGGCGTGATCGAGGAACACCAGAAGCCGCAGATGATCGCCGCTGGCCGCTGGGTGCCGGCGCACCCGGAGCGCAAGATCCGCGGCTACCGCGCCAACTGCCTGTACTACCCGCTGGGCCTCGGCCCGCGCTGGCTGGACCTGGTGCACATGTGGCGCGACGCCCAGGCGGATCCGGCCAAGCTCAAGACGTTCGTCAACGACCGCTTGGCCGAAGCCTGGGAAGACCCGGCGATGCGCGCGGTGAAGCACAACCTGGTCGCCGACCGCGCTGAGCCGGTGCCGCTGCGGCCGGTGCCTAACTGGGTGCTGGCGGTCACCGCCGGCATCGACACCCAGGACAACCGCCTGGCGGTGCACATCCTTGGCTGGGGCCGCGGCATGGTGTGCTGGCCGATCGACTACGTGGAGCTCCCCGGCGACCCGGCCAACGACGAGGTGTGGGCGGCGCTGGTGGACCTGCTGAGCCGCCCGATCGAGCGCGCCGACGGTGCGGTGCTGCGCGTGGAGGCCAGCGCCCAGGACATGCTCGGCCACCGCACCGAGGCGGTGAAAGCCTTCGTTCGCTCGCGCCGGCTGCGCCGCCACGTGGCCATCTTCGGCGCCACCGCGAACAACGCCCCGCCGCTGGGCAAACCGCGCCTGCACGACATCAACTGGCGCGGCCAGCTGGACAAGCGGGGCGTGCACGCCTACCCGGTGGGCACGGTGGCCATCAAGCACATGCTCTACGGCTGGCTGTCTTCCGATGCCGACAAGGAACTGGAGGACCGCCGCCTGCGCTTCTCCAACCAGCTGGACGACAGCTACTTCGGCGGCCTCACCAGCGAGACCTACAACCCCACCCGCAACCGCTTCGAGAAGCGCCGCAACGCCCCGCGCAACGAACCGCTGGACACCTGGGTCTACGCCTACGCGGCCGCGCTGCACCCCGAGCTGCGCCTCCACCGCTGGACCCACGCCCAGTGGGACGCCCGGGCCGCGCAGCTGCTGGCCCAGATCGACCGGCGGCCTCTGGATTCCCGTGAAACACGGCCCGATCCGCCCCCGCCGGTTCCCGCGCGCCCGGCGCACCTGGATTCCCGTGGAACACACCACCGCCCGCGCCGCCGCGGCGCGGTCATCGACCCGACCTGACGGAGCCCGACCATGGCCGATGACGCCAAAGCCGATGAATACCTAGACCAGCTGCGCACCGGCTTTGCCGAGCGCATCCGCGACGCGGTGCGCGACCTCCCGGCGCACCAGGCCCTGCAGTTGGCCGACGCTCTCTGCGCCGTCCAGCTCGACCTGCTGGCCGGCATGCGTGTGACCTACCGGGCCAAGCCTGCGGTGGATGCCGCCCAGGTCACGGAGGATTGGCGCCGCGGGCTCACGGTGTCCGAGATCATGCGGAAGCATGGGATCACGAAACCGACGGCCTACAAGTACCACCCGAATCGGGCAAAGATCAGCCGCCGCGCGGGCTGAAGATAGTTAACGATTTCTCCGTGACCTTTAACTCGGTCATGGATAGCTTTCCGCGTCCATGTCGACCACACAACAGCGACTGGACGCCTACCTGGATGCCGAAGCCCGCGTGCTCGCGGGCCAGAGCGTCCGCCTCGGCGACCGCCAGGTCACCCTCGCGGACCTGTCGGAGATCCGCAAGGGCATCGCCCAGCTCCGCAGTGAGCTGGCGGCCGCGCAGGTCACGGGGCCAGCCCGCGGCAGTCTGCGTTACCGGACGGCGGTGTTCGACCGATGAGCAAGGATCGCTCCCACTCCCTCGTCCGCATGTCCGCGCTCGACCGCGGCATCGCCGTGTTCGCCCCGCGCTATGCCGCGCGGCGCATGTTCGCCCGCTCGGTGCTGGCCTGCTACGAAGGCGGGCGCAGCACCAAGCGGCGCAAGAAGTCCACGAACAACAGCACGGGCGAGCGGCTGGTCGTCCGCGACGCCGCTACCGTCCGCGCGACGGTGCGCGACCTGGAGCGCAACTACGACCTGGTCGACGGCGCGCTGTCCTCGCTGGTCCGCAACATCATCGGCCCCAACGGCATCAGCATCGAGCCGACGCCGCGCAATGGCACCTCCGGCGAGCAGTTCGACGACATCGACGACGACTTCGCGCGGGACCTGCTGAACGAGTTCCGCGAGTGGTCGCGGGCGCCGGAAGTCACCCGCACGCTGAACTGGGTACAGGCCCAGGAACTGGCCTGCCGGTCCTGGCTGCGCGACGGCGAGATGTTCACCCAGCTGGTGGAAGGCAACGCGCAATGGATCCGCCACGCATCCGGCGTCCCGCTCTCGCTGGAACTGCTCGAGGCGGATGTCGTGCCGCTCGATCACGAGCGCACCAGCCCGAACATTCAGGCCGGCATCGAGCGCAACGAGTGGGGCCAGCCGATCGCCTACTGGTGCTACCGCCACCACCCGGGCAACAGCCTCGGCTTCATCGAGAACGACCTCAAGCGCGTGCCGGCCGAGCGGATGCTCCACGTGGCCGTGCGCCGCCGCCTGTCCGGCCTGCGCGGCATCAGCCTGTTCGCCTCGGCCATCGACCGGCTGCTGGACATCAAGGACTACGAGGAAAGCGAGCGCATCGCCGCCCGCATCGCCGCGCGGATGGCCTGGTACATCAAGCGCGACAAGGACATGGATGGCTGGACGCCGCCTGTCGACGAGGCCGGGCAGGCGGTGGAGCGCGACTTCACCCTGGAGGCGGGGGCGATCTTCACCGATACCGCGCCCGGTGAAGCGATCGAGATGATCAACGCCAACCGGCCGAACACCGCGCTGGAGCAGTTCCGGCGCGCCATGCTGCGCGCGGTTTCGCGCGCCATCGGTCTGAGCTACTCCACGCTGGGCGGCGACTACGACGGCACCTACAGCGCCCAGCGCCAGGAGCTGGTGGAGGCGTACGACGGCTACCGGATGATGACCGCCACCTTCGTGGCGCGCTTCGTTCAGCCCATCTGGGAGCGCTTCGTCCATCTCGCCATCGCGTCCGGCCGGGTCAAGGTGCCCCCGCACATCAACCCGGCCACCGTGGCCCAGGCCGTTTTCCGCGGCCCCCGCATGCCGTGGATCGACCCGAAGAAGGAGGCCGATGGCCTCCGTGCGCTGCACGAGTCGCGAGTGCAGTCGGTGACGCGCTCCATCGCTGAGCGCGGCGACCGGATGCAGGACACCTTCGAGGAGATCGCCCGCGAGCGCCGCCTGGCGGCCGAGCTGGGCTTCTCCCTCGACACCGGCAATTCCGCCGGCGCGGCCGAGCCCGCCGATCCCGAGACCACGCCCGCGAGCCAGGCCCGGCAGCGGGAAGCCCGCATGCGCCTGGTGCGCACCTCCGGAGACATCCCGTGAAGAAGACCCTCCTGGCAACCGCCGTTCTGGCCTCGCCGGCGTCCCCGCCGCAGGCCGCGCCGCGCGGGCCGCAGCGCCCGCACATCGAGCCGCTGATGCAGCTGCGTCCGGTCAGCGAGGGCGGCGACGCCTACGAACTGCTGATCTACGGCGAAATCGGCGACAGCTGGTGGGGCGAGTCGGTCACCGCCCAGTCGGTCGCCCAGCAGCTCAACCAGCTGGACGCGTCGGTGGCCACCATCAACGTGCGCATCAACAGCTACGGCGGCAGCGTCGCCGATGGCCTGGCCATCTACAACGCGCTCAAGCGGCACAAGGCGACCAAGGCCGTCACCGTCGACGGCGTGGCCATGTCCAGCGCCTCGCTGATCGCCATGGCTGGCGACACCGTGACCATGCCGCCCACGTCGATCCTGATGATCCATGCCCCGTGGGGCGGCTGCTACGGCAATGCGAAGGAGATGCGCCAGTACGCCGACTTGCTGGACACCTTCAGCGAGTCCATGGCCGACGCCTACATGCGCAAGTCGGGCAAGAGCCGCGAGGACGTGCTCGCCCTGCTGCAGGACGGCGAGGACCACTACTACACCGGCGAGGAAGCCGTCGCCGAGGGCTTCGCCGATGCCGTCGGCAGTGACGACGACGACCAGGGCGAGCCGGACGAGAACGCTCGCGCCTACGCCAGCCTGCTGCTGGACCGCATCAGCGCCCGCGGCGCTCCGGCGCGCTATGCGGGCCTCGCCGTGGCCGCCGCCCTGCGCGGCGCACCGCGCAAGCCCGCTGCCGCCCAGCCTGCAGCGCCCATTGCCTCGTCGTCGCTCACCGTGACCGTGGATGCCAGTGCGGCTGCCGCTGCGCTGCGTGACGCGCTCACGCCCCCGAATCCGCCGGCCGCCACGGCCGCGAACACCCCGCCGGCGGATGCCGGTAATCCTTCCGGAGATACCCCGATGAACCTGACCGAAGAGCAGAAGAAGGCCCTGGCCCAGCGCCGTGGCGCCATCCGCGCGGCGTTCGCGCCGTTCCTGGCTCGCACCGACCTCAACGTCGAACAGCTGCGCGCGTTGCAGGACGAGTGCCTGGACAACGACGACGTGACCCCGGATGCGGCCGGCCAGCGCCTGCTGCAGTTCCTGGGCCAGCAGCAGGACGCCACTCCGACCGGCGGCCCGCGCGCCGAGCCGGGCCGCCAGGACGAGGTGGCCACCTACCGCGAGGGCGCCATCCAGGCCGTGCTGAACCGCCACGACCCGGGCAAGAACAAGCTGGACGAGAAGTCGAAGGACTTCCGCGGCATGACCCTGATGGACATGGCCCGCGACTCCGTCGAGCGCGCCGGCCGCCGCACCCGCGGCATGTCGCGCAACGAGATCGCGGTGCTGGCGCTGCAGTCCACCAGCGACTTCCCGTACATCCTCGAGAACGTCATCACCAAGACGCTGCGCGCCGGCTACGAGCGCACCCAGCGGACCTTCGTGCCGTGGACCCGCCAGGCCACCCTGCCGGACTTCAAGGAAGTCAGTCGCGTCCAGCTATCCGGCGCGCCGAACCTGAAGCGCGTGGTCGAGGGCGGCGAGTACGAGTACGGCCAGCTGGGCGACTCGGCCGAGAAGTACCGCGTGCAGAAGTATGGCCGCATCGTCCACATCACCTGGGAAACCATCATCAACGATGACCTGGATGCGCTGACCCGCATCCCGACCCTGTTCGGCTCCAGCGCGGCCGACCTGGAATCGGACATCGTCTACGGGATCCTCAACGGCAACCCGAAGATGGCCGACAACGTCGACCTCTTCCACTCCAGCCACGGCAACCTCGCCAGCGCGGGCGTCGCGCTGATCGACGCCGTCAACCCCGACCCGAGCGTGGCCAATCCGCTGGCGGCCATGCGTGCGGCGATGCTGCTGCAGAAGGGCATTGAGGGCCGCTACATCACCGTGCGCCCGCGCTTCCTGCTGGTTCCGCCGGAGCTGGAGGAGGCCGCGCTCAAGGTCACCAACGCCGCCATCGTGGCCGCCCGTGGCAACGACGCCAATGTGCTCGGCCCCTCGCTGGTGCCGATCGTGGAGCCGCGCCTGCACGACGGCAGCGCCACCGCGTGGTACGGCGTCGCCGACCCGAACCAGGTCGACACCATCGAGTACGCCTACCTGGAAGGCAACGAGGGCGTGTTCACCGAGACCAAGGCCGGCTTCGAGGTCGATGGCCTGCAGGTGAAGTGCCGCCACGTGTTCGGCGCCAAGGCCATCGATCACCGCGGCCTCTACAAGAACCCGGGCAGCGCCTCGCCGTCTCCGTACCCGGGCACCGGCGACTAAGGCGGTCGTCACTTCCGTCGCGCTCCGCAGGGAGCGCGGCGGCTTCCTTCCTGATCGTCGGGCCTTGGGCCCCTGAGCTCTCGGAGAGCACACATGAAAAACGCGCACAGCACCGCCGCCACCATCACCGTGCCGGCCCCTTCCGGCGGCGTAGTCGCCGGCGTTCCCTTCATCCTGGGCACGATCCTGGCGATCCCGGTGACCAGCGCCGCGGAAGGAGTGCCGGTGGCCGTCCAGATCGAGGGCGCCTTCACCCTGCCCAAGCTGTCCTCGGCGGTCATCCCCGCCGGCGCCAAGGTGCACTGGGACGTGTCGGCCGGGGAAGTGATCGTCGCTTCCACCGCCACCGGCGACCTGGAGAGCTTCGGCATCGCCATCGAGGCGGCGGGCAACGGGACCACCACCGTGGCCGTGAAGCTGATTCCGGGCCTCGGCACGGTCAAGTCCGCCGGCTAGGCCTCGGCCGCCGCCGCACGCATAGGCCCGAGTGGCGCGTGCGGCGGCGGGCCTTCACCCATCAGCAGGATCCACGATGACCAAGCCCACGATCACCACTGCCGACTACCAGCGCGCCGCCGCGTCGCTGGGCGTCGACGTGGCCACGGTGCGCGCGGTCACCGAGGTGGAGGCCCGGGGCACGGGCTTCCTGGACTCCGGCGAGCCGGTGATCCTGTTCGAGCGGCACGTGTTCCACCGGCTGACCAGCGGGTTCTACAGCGCCATGCACCCGGACATCAGCAACGCCACGCCGGGCGGCTACGGGCCGTTGTCTCAGCAGCACGCCCGCCTGCAGAAGGCCGCCGCGCTGGACCGCGAGATGGCGCTGCAGTCCGCCAGCTGGGGGCTATTCCAGATCATGGGCTTCAACCACGCCGCCGCCGGCCACCTGACGTTGCAGGGCTTCATCAACGCCATGTACCGCAGCGAGGGCGACCACCTGGACGCCTTCGTGGCATTCGTCCGTAGCGAGCCGGCCATGCACCGCGCCCTGAAGGCGCGCAACTGGGCGGATTTCGCCCGCCGCTACAACGGCCCGGCCTATGCCGCCAATCGCTACGACACGCGGCTGGCCGCCGCGTATGCACGACACAAGGGGACCAGCCATGCGTGACGACTCCATCGCCCTCGGCAGCCAGGCGGTAGCCACCGCCGGCGCCGCCGCCGTCACGTTCGGCCTCACCTGGTGGGCCGTCGCCGCCGCCATCGTCGGCGCCGTCGCCGCGCTGCACTTCGAGCCGGAGTACGTGCCGGCCCGCGTTCCGCGCCTGATTTTCGGCATCTTCGCCACCGGCGTGGCAGCCGCGCTGGTGGCGGTGGCCGCTCCGCATTTCCCCGGCTTCAACTGGTCCGGCGAGATCCCCATCGAAGTTCGCGCCGGCCTGCTGGGCCTGTCCATCCGCTACCTGTTCGAGTGGGGCAAGCGGCTGACCGGCGCCACCCGGAAGGTGGAGGGCTGAGCCCATGATCCTGACGCCCCTGTTCCTCGTGTGCGCGGTGGCCACATCGCTGGCGTCGCTGGCCACCATGCTCATGACGCCGCGGCCATGCCGCGCCCTGGACCACGTGCAGCAACTGGCCCGGCTTGGCGTGTTCGCCGCCGGGCTGTGCTCGGCCTCCCGCGTGCTCATGGATGGCGCCGGTGTCACTTGGGAGCGCGCCCTCCTCATGGCCTCCCTGGCGGCGCTCTACACCGTGCAGATGCAACAGGAGATCCGTCGCCACCGCCGCCAGGGCGCCGTCGCATGATCCCGCTGCCCGCCAACGCCACCGCACGCCTGCTGCTGCAGTTCGCCGCTCTCGCCGCGCTGCTGGCCGCCATCTGGTGGGCCGCCATCCTGCCGCGCCAGCAGCTGGCCAATGAGCGCCTCGCCCATGCCACGACCCGCGCCACCCATGCCCAGGTACTCGCCGACCTGGCCGAGGCCACGGCGAAGGTCGCGCGAAAGGCGGCCGCGGCCCGCGTCACCTATGCCGAGGCCAAGGCCAAGGCCGAATCCGACTACAACAAGGGGGTCGCCGATGCGTACGAGCGTGGTCGCGCTGCTGCTGCTGGGATTGCTGCCGGCACTGTCCGCGTGCGGGCAGTCTGGCGTGACTGTCCGGCAGCCGCTGCCGGGCCGGGCACCGAACCTGCTGGAAGGCCTGCCGACGTCTCTGCAGACCGAGGCGGAGCTATCGGCCGAGTTCTTGGAATCGGGGGCGAAGCCGACGCCGCCTACGCCCGCGCCATCGACCGACTGAGGGCCGCCCAGCAGCTGGTGGACGCCTGCCATGAGGAGCCGGCGCGATGAGCTTCGACGACGACTTCGCCGCACACGCACTGCCGGCGCTGTATGCCCAGTTCGGCACCGATGCCACGGTGACTCGCGGCGCCGCCGCAGCGGTGCCGGTTCGCATCATCGTCGATCGTGGCCAGGAGTCCATCGGCGAGCACGGGCGCGTCTACGGCCTGATCGACACGGTGTCCTTCCAGGTGGCCGAGTGGGAGCCCGTACCCGGCGACGTGGTCAGCTGGACCGACCACCTGGGCAGCCACACCAAGACCGTCGAAGCGCCGCTGTCGAACGATGGCCTGGAAGCGAAGGTAGTCGTCCATGGCTGAGGAAGCGATCGCCCAGAAGATCGTCAACCAGCTCAAGACCGAGCTGGCGCGCGTGCGGGTGGCCAACGGGTTCCACACCGACTTCGGCGCCGACGTCCGCACCGAACTGTCCGAGACCCCGATCCCGGCCGCGGCGCGCTGCACCGTGGTCCTGCTGGGCCTTCAGGCTGCCGAGGACAACGTGGTGGCGGTGGAGGGCGTGATCGAGATCGCGCTGCCGTCGGGGCAGGCCAATGCCATGGCGACGATCTACCGTGGCGCCGACGACATCGAGCGCCTGCTGGCCGAGATGGGCGCCCGGCAGCTCGCCGGCAGCGTCGCCGCGTCCGGCGCGCTGCCGCCGGCGTATCGCGCAACCTCGTTCATCCCCCGCCCGGACGGCCTGCCGTTCGTCGCGGCCGAGATCACCTTCACCACGGGGTACCGCCGGTGAGCGTCACTGCCGCCCAACTCCAGCGCCCCAAGAGCCGCGGCGGCCAGCTGCAGGGTGTCGGCTTCGACATCCATGGTTTCGACCAGGCGCGAAACGCGCCGGCCGAGCTGCTCAGCCGCCTGCCGTGGTTCCAGGAGCGCGCCGTGCAGTCGCTGTACCGGGCGCTGCCTGTGGAGGCGCGCCGCGACATCCAGGGCGAGTTCAACATCCGCGCCGGGCGCGTGCGCGAGCACATGGCCATCCGCTACCTGCGCCCCGATGGCGCCCGCCTCGGCGGCGTGCGCCTGTTCGGCCAGTGGAAGCGCGGCATCGGCCTGATGCAGTACCCCGGTACCCGGCAGACCCGGAAGGGCGTCACCTACAGCGTGTACCGCGGCGTGCGCAAGCTCGAGCAGGGCGCGTTCATTGCGCGCCTGCTTGCGGGCCGGCAGGGCGGCGTGAACCAGCACGTGGTGCACCGCTACGGCCCGAAGGTCGAGATGCAGGCCGGCCGCTACAAGGGCAAGAAGCGCCAG